AACTTTGCGCTGTCTGCATCTGCAACCGAATCCCGCATTGCTTTGATTGAATCGCTGGCAGTTTCACCGTTTAGGCGAATGTCCTTTGCGCCGTCTGCAACCGCCATAAGCTCTTTACGCATGGCAACATAGTCAGTCTTATCAAACTTCTCGCGGTTGGTAAAGAAGTCATTTATAGCTATGCCAGCTACCTGAAGATGAATGATGACATCTTCTAGTGATCTCATAAGGTCGTGTACAAAGTCCACAACGCTTCTGATTACTAATGCACCGAACTCAAAAACATCAAAGTTAAAGTCTTCCGCGCCCATTGTTTGAGCAAGCGATTCTGCCTGAATGTTTAGAGCAGCAAAGCTTTCACCCAGTTCTGTAGTAGGGTCCATAGCGTCATTGAAAATGCCAACAACGCCCTCTAGCCCCTCTGCAATGCTCTCGAACATGCTAATTAGCAATGGAGTTATTTCTACGAGCATGATTCGTAGTGCTTCGTTTAGGTCTACTACCGAAGGAAGAAGTGCAGTACCAATCTGTGCCTGCATGTTCTCAAAGGTTGCACCGAGCTTCTTTTGCTCTGTGTAAAGGCTTCCGCTTTGTCCTGTAAAGGCTCCCATCGCATCGGCAGCTCTTTGGTACAAAAGCTCCAATCGAATAATTTGCTCAGCATTACGGCGAGCAGCGCCTTGAAGCTTGTCTTGTCCTCTTGCAGCAAGCTCAGAGTTAATTTCGCTCTGCTTCATAGCGACACCGAACTTCTCAATCGGGTCGTACTCACCACGGAATAGTGCGGTCATACCAAGCAAAGCTTCTTGGACATCGTAGCCATACAAGGCAGCTAGGTCAGTACCGAGTGTTACAAGGTTTTTTGTTTCCTTGGCAACATCGCTCATGGCAAAGCCAGATTGCTTTAGAACCGAACCAATGAATACAGAAGCTTTGGCGGCCTTGGACTGACTTAGACCGAGATTTTCAGCATCCTTGGCAAATTGGTTCATGCCAGGAGCTAGGTCATCAAAAACCGTATTTAGAGCGTAAAGGTTTCTTTCAAGATCACGAGCAGAGGTAATAGCTTCTCTACCGAATTGAATAGCCTTAGTTGCAACACCAAATGAGGCTAAGGCCGTACCAACCTTGCCAAGAATAGAACCAAATGAGTTAGTCTGCTTACCAAACGCTCCTAGTTGCCTAGTGGCTTGAGTAATTCCATCGCCTTTGAATGTGCTGACCACATTCAAGAACATTTGGCTCATTTGCTAATCCTGTCTATGTTTGCTTCTATAAATTTTACGGCTTCCCTAATAGCCATTTCTGCCTTGATTTTTACGGCTGGGATTGACTTGTCAAAACCTGGATAAACATTTCTCGACTTACCCTTAAGGCTTTTTTTCTTTACTGCTCCAAGCTTTCTGATAAAGCTACCGACTGAAAAATAGGTAATTCTGTGCTGACGGCTAACTTCAGGACCGCCAAACAAACGAATGTTGTAGGGGCGGCTAAGCGAGCGACCCCTGTAATTTTGAGCCAAGTCTGTCAGTACCGTAGCTGCTGACCGAACCACCAGCCTTACGATACCTGTTTGACCTTTTTTCGCTCTTTCTAGGGTTTGTAGCAAAACTGATTGGTAAGGATACCTTTTCACTCCAGATACGGGACCGCCAGTAGAGCCGTAGTTAGTACCCCAACCAGTACGACCACCGTGTAGCATACCGTTGCTGATGCGGTTTTTTCTTTTTGTATCAGGGATTGGGCCTTTTGAACCTATGGTTAAAATCTCATCTCTGACTGATTTCTGTGCTGGTCCACCTATCTCTCGATAGCGTCTTTTTAGTTGCTTAGCTTGAGTTGGATCTATAAGCTTCAGTTGCTTTATGACTTGCTTGTAGTCTGTGGCATGTACTCGGACACCACCCGTAGGGCTACCGTAAATTTTCAATGCCATGTATTCCGCCTGTCTAAGCTAAGTCTACCGAACAAAAAAGAAGCACCCCGAAGGGTGCTTCTTCTCAGCGCTTAGGTGCTTGGTGTGTGGCTCGCCATACAAGATAGCGACCCAAGGTCCAGAGCATCCGTTCGTCAAGCTGCATAAGCTCGCGGGGACTGATGCCTGTCTCAACAGCTAATGTGGCAATGTACCAATGAGCTGACGATTCACCAAGCCCAACTATTTTTTTTGTTCAGACGGGCTAACACTTTCTACGGTGTCCACCCACTCCTCAAACGAAAGAGTAGTTGCTTTAGTGCGGGACTCGCTTGCCCAAGCTAGGAAAAGCAAGTGAGTAATCTTGATGTTGTTCTCAAGACTGGCTATTGACATGTCAAACTTGGTTTCAAGCTTTACCATGTCAGATGGATTGCAAACGATTTCTTTTAGCTCATCTGGTGTAGCAGAGTAAGCAACTTGTAGGTTTAGTCTCATTGTTTTATCCTAGCGGATTACGCTGCGGCTGTTGCTCTGGTGACTTCACCAGATACAGGCCATGTAACCGAAAGTGTAGCCAAGTCACCGACTGCACCAGCGAAAGGCTGGTACTGGGTTACTAGAGCTGTGAACTGGTACTCAGGGTTGGTAGCGGTGACTGTGCCAGTAGTAGGCGCAATCTTTACAGCTACGGTTGAACCGAGTAGTGGGAACAATAGAGCGTCTACGGAGCCAGCTCCGAAGTCCTGGTGGAAGTCTAGTGATACAGAAGCGTCTTTTAACCCGCCAATCCTAGATCTATAGGTAGATCCGAAAGCTGTTGTCTCAACTTCGTCTGATGTGATGTCAAGAGTTACAGAAGCAATGTCATCACTGATAACGGTTGTGCCTATCGTAATCTTGTAATCTTGTGCGAAAAACTTTGGCATTTATTTCTCCTAGTTTGCTATGACTGTGACCGTAAAGTCAGCAGCCAAGTATGTGTTGTCATTTAGTTGAATTGAACCAATGGAGTTCAATGAAGTCACTCGACAGTCGTAGGCTGTTCCGCCAAGGCTCTTGTCTAACTCTATCGCATTTTTTATAGAGTTTTGCCCTGTGGAGATGTAAGCGTCAAGCGCTCTTTGGGCGTATTTTTCGGCTGATCTACCGACAATAACAGTAACCGTAAAGTTGTAGTCCACAAGACCTTTAGCGTAAGCCCTGTCGTAATTGACCGAATCCAAAGACACGATAGCAATAGGCGGGTTCGGGTTGTCAGGGATTTCTGCCGATGTGCGAAGACCAGAGATGGTTGCCAGGTTAGTAGCAATCCCAGCGCGGATATCTGAGATAGAAGCCATTAGGCGAAAGTCCTCATAATGCGGTATGGCATGACTAGCTGTTCTACATCTGGGTCTAGCGAACGCCCAACGCGGATAGCTCCAAGATCACCGAATCCTGCAACACCAAGAGGTGAGTCAAGGCGCTTGTAAATTCTGGATGACTGAATAACGGTTGCCTGAGTCACTGCGATTGGAACTGCTGACCAGCCCCATACTCCAGTAATGCGAACAAGAGCTTGGCTTCCCAGTGTGTTGAATAGTTTGTCATCTACAGCAAGGATGCTTGTGTATGGAATGTTTAGTCCGTCTTGTTTTCCGTTTACTGGCTGTAGCTGGTAATCAGTTGCGTTCCAGGTTGTGTATTCGCTACCGATTTCATCAGTTGTCTTTAGCTCTGAGATGCTGACCAAATCGTCAATGTTTACTAGGTAAGAGTCCTCGGCGGCAAAGTTTCTAACTGCTGTGCCTGCGTTGTAAAAGTACCGATAGGTATAGCCGTCAATAAGTCGTGAAGCAGACTCAATAGCCATTTCGAGTAGGGTGTCATCTACGGAATCTGTGATTCGTAAGGCTGCTTTGACTTGAGTTAGTGATGCGTAACCGTTGGTAATTGCCATTTGGGTCCTTTGCTAAGTCTGTGTCTAGTCTATCGCCCGAAGTCGTACACTTTTTAGGCTTCTGGATGGGTCCAGAGGTATGACCGACTTCTGAAGGTTTGCTCATCCTGGCTAACGGTAGTTGTGCCTTTTTGGTAGGTAGCGTCTTGTGTAGCTAATCCCCAGACCCAGTGTAAGTGTTCAATCACTGACTCCAAGCAAGGGGTCCACTGGCCTCTGAACTTTGCTGTAGCAACAGCCTCGGTGTCTGTGTAGTTGTGAATGTATCCCTCGTACAGCACTGCATCAGTGTCATCTATCGAACCCAACTGGGCGTACTCTCTAGTGATTAGGTAATGGGTTGCGTGTGTACCGATAAGGACATCAGGGTTGTGTAGATCATTAGTGCCTACAAAGCCAAAGTCTTTGGCCAGCTCTAGTATCCGGTGTGACCAGCCCTGCTT